CTACATTATCCTTTCTTTCCTGTATGTATATAGATCAGCCAGGTAATAGGTATTCTTGTTTCGTGCAGTTGGTTCTCTATCTGTAATCGCATAGCGATTCTCCATAAAGTATTTATCAAAGTACCTGTAGTAATATATCCCGTCATCATCCTGATTCGTGATGCTTAACGTATGTTCGTTTATGAAAATGATTCTAACCGGATTGATTTTATATAACTGGAACCCCTTTTCCGAATACTCTTCAGCAAAAGAGAAGTTATGATGCTTCATGCTTTTTCCCATGAAAAACAATACACCTTCATACACCGGGCATTCTCTATCTTCGCTACCCACATATTGGATTCCTTGATAGACAATCTGATCAATATATGTGTTTCTGATATCCACGCTCATCAGATCATCGTCTTCTTCATAGGTAATATTGGTCAGCTCAATCATGCTATTACGGAATCTTAGTTCATTCTGATCCCCGATATATAGAGTTCCGTTTTGCAAGACCGTATCTTCACCAAGGAATATATTCTCGGATTCTTTAATAATTTGATATCGGTACTCCTGCACTGGAAGATCAGGATTTCGGATAATGACATCTTCTTCCAAATCCAATGGATATTCCCGCATTCCTTCTCTGGTTTCTACTCGAAGTCTAAAATTCCCTGCGCTATTCCCGACAAAGCCCATGCCACGATTCCAATACAACGTATTATCATGATAATCAAATTGGACGGTCGACTTAAAGCGTTCCTTTGCAGATATTTGACCGATGACATATTTTTGTGATGTCTGAGTTCCAGAAATCAAAAGACTAACATCGATCCATTCTGCAGTCTGCTCGCTAGAATATGCAAAGACGGCATTTCCAAACGCATAGCATCCTTTTGTTTCTTCAACGACGTCTGTATTTCCAACCGTTAATTCAAGAGAACAGCTATCTGGAGATGCCAGATATATTTTCTCCCCCTGGCCAATCTCTTTTATCCAAGCAGTATATCCGTGTTTCCATTTCTGCCCGGCTGTATCTCGAGCTATAACCCTCGGGACTTTTATCTCTACGGATCCTTCTTCCATTGGAAAAGAAATTACTTCATCACTGCTATTAAGTTCGAATCTCTTTAGACCAAGGGATGAAACAACACTTACTTCTGCGTTTTCAAAATCTTTTTCTATAAAATAGAATTCTCGGTTGAAGCGAACATTGAAACCAGGTATAACCAGAAAAGCCTCTCTTGATATTACTCTATTCCTCTCAAGATCAAACACCTGATACTCGTTGGTTTTATCCGGAAGCATTTGGAGGGGAATCGTATAGATCAATCCATTCGGTGTTTCCTCTGGTGCGATGGAATTCATTTCAATGATTCTTGAATTTATCCTCACCACACACTTTTTTAAGTCTTCACGTTTTTGTGCAATCAGCAGGATGTTTGGCTCATTCGTAATCACATGAAATCTATGTCCATTCTTCGCAAAAACTGCTCCCGTGTCTGATGACTGGCATATGACTCTAATACCACTTCCAGATGATGACTCATCATCACTATCAAAAGCCATTATCTGGTCATTCAGCTTTATCAAGAATCCCTGCCCGAGTCTTACATAATACGAATTCCAATAGGTCCCAGCGTCGATGGTTGATATTTCAGCGCCAGTAAAATCGAAAACAGCATTCTTTGTTGTAAAGAAAGAGTACGAGTTTCTTTCACAATCATGGATGTCGCATTCTTTGTTATCCGCAAAACACAGACATTCTCTGAAAAGGGTGTCTTCGGAGTCATAAAGTTCTTCATCATCGCAGCAAAGGATAACTCGAACATTGAGAGATCCATCACCTCGCCGCAGGCACATGTTCATATCTATGTTGAAACTGTTCAGTGTTTTTCCAAGTTCATTTCCATAGTAGCTTAAAGCTTTCGTCTCAACAGTTATGTCTCCTACAAGTACTTTCAACTCGACTCTTGCGAATTCCGTTCTTTTGAGACGAATATCTGGAAATGCTATTACTATGCTATTTTCATTTTGAAGAAGATATGATGGGCGAATTCTCGAATAATCAATCGCTATGTTTCTAGATGTAGATTCTGTTGTTCCTCTGCTTTTCGTATCCCTCGCACTTTTCAGTTTTCCTTCAATCCACTGATCACACAAAACGTCTACATATAGTTTTGCAGGTGTTTCCGTATGGTTAATTATGCTGTCAACCCTGTGAAGCATGTGCCCTATGAGCTTGATAGCGTACCCAGTACGATAAATAATCAGCTTACGTATTCCCTCTTGGAATGAATAGACCTTCGTACTAATCTCAAGGTTGTCTTCGTTCGCTTCATCACCAGCAATCAATTTGCTGCGCAATGCAACAACCATTCTCGCGATAATAGGATCATCTTCGATGAATGTCCATTCCATATTTGTTTTATAAAAATCAAATAAGAAATCATAAAGATGCATCCAGGAACGTTTTGTTGTCAATGCATGGGTAACGATTGTGGACTTATATTGGTAACCGGATACACTTGAAATGAACCATCGATGACTTTTGACTATAGCATCCAAGATACAATCGCATAGTATTCCTCTAAGCTGATTGCTTTCATCCCTGTATCCAAACTGAGCAGTAATGTATCTCCAAAATCCAGACTCATCCCACGTGTCCCATTCTTTTGCATAGGTAATAACAGCAAGAGCTATTTGCTTTTTTGCTGTCATTGGAAACTTGATTTGTGGATCTCGCAATCTTTTATCGATATATCCCTTCGTAACTAAGAATAGTTTCTCTTTCGTTTTTTCAGAAAGCAATCTATTCCCAATAAGAGGGTTTTCGGCAAAGAGTGTATCAAGCCAATCATCCGTAGGTACATCGTTGCATTGCATATCTTCTTCGATATGGCCGAATTTTTGAGTCTCATCTTCTAAGACCGGTTCCTCCCCAAAACCATATAATTCGGCAATCTCTTCGATACTGTAACCATTTCTGGAAATGAATGACCTAAACCACTGTGTCGAATTATTGGATGGAATCATAATCCGACCCTCTGTATAATGCGCCTGCAAAAACTCTATGATCTTCTCGTCATTTACCGTAGATTGCGCTGTGGCGTACTTCATCCCGGTCAGGAATAGACAGTATTCATCCGTAGACATTCCACGCAGCGCTGCAAACTGCCGGAATTTCCCTGTGTTCTCTGGGCAGAAATACTTCTCTTTTAAGATTGAAACGGTCTTTCCAGTAGATACCATTTCAAATTCTTCTGGCGACAAACAATCTAAACGACTCTCCTTAATTATCTCTTGGGTCGCTTCTGGCAACATATTCATGAAAAAGCACTTGATTTCCTCATCCGTCACAAATACTACAGCGCAATCATCCCGACGGTTATTTAGGAAATATGCTTTTGTTCCGTCTTCCGACTCTATAATTTGCATTCTCTGCTGAATCATGCTAAGAAGAAGCGACTTATTTTCTTCTGTCAATTCCCTGTTCAGCCAATTACCATGGTTCTTCCTTTTGTTTAGAATTTGCTGTATCCTGGAACGTGTCAAAGAATACCACTCATTAAGCCAGGCCGGTTTAAGCCCATAATCCTCCTTTAATCTTTTGACCGTTTCTATATCAATTGTTCTTTTATGTTTTTCGTCTATAGGTAAATCTCTTGCTCTATCTTCTGAAAAATACTCTATCCCTTCTTCTTTCAAATCCTGAATAATGTTATACAGCTCTTCAATGGATTTTGTTCCTAGATGAGGAATATGAAGCATATCGAGCCGAGTCATTCTCAAAACTTTTCCGACAGTGTCAAACCCACCCTGAACCAGGCCGTTAAATAGACGGACACTCAGTCTTAATTCGCCGATAGGGATGTTTTCGATTTCTTCCGGAACAATGTATTCCTCGAAACCTTCTTTAATGTCTTCTTCGACGGTCTCATCTACAAACAGATATCCTTCAGCAGTAACCTCCTCAATTACACTCTTGACCTCATCGTAGCTCTTAATTCCAAGATTTCGAATTTCAAGAAGAGTCCCCTGTTCATAAGCGACTAAAAGGTCATAAAGCGTATTGATTTCTGCACGCTTCAAAGCATTGTAAGATCGAACCGACAGGTTCAGTCTTTCAATCGTAATCTGTTTATATTGCAAAGCATCCATAAATCTATTCCCCTTGGCTATTGTAAGTGCTTCTTTTCTTCGATTCTTATGCTATCAAACGACCTCAATCAAAATCAGGACTCGTTTGAAATCGATATCTTATCTCCGTTCTCCAAGGTATAAGATTGCTCAAACTTCACTCCCAGAAGATCACCGATTGCCATCAGCTCTTCTGTACTTACCGTTTCCCGTTTGAGTTTCTTCGCAAAGTTCTGTGGCGTCTGCCCCAAGCGCCTGGCGAGCTCTGCCATACTAATGTTCTTTTCCTTGCATAATTCTTTTATCAAACTCGAAGTGTTCATATTTCACCTATTCATGAGTCATCCGATATGTACGGATAATGATACCTACGCTGTTCTCCATTATAAACCAAATGGTTGATAAAAACAATATGCCTATACGTCAAAGTAACGAAAAACTCCCGAGTTTTACAGCCCGGGAGCAACGTTTTTTCTAACTTTTCATCTTTGATTGTTCATAAATGATACTCTTACACTTCCACTTCAATCTCCAGCCCGGATTTGAACTCGATCACAAGCAGCTCATCGTAGACCGTAATTCTCTCTATAAGTCTTCTGACCAAGGCATCTGAATACTCCATGACGGCCTGGGTCTGTTCATCCAGGAAAGATACCAGATCCTCGATGCGGTTTTTCACTTCTTTTCGCATCGCCGCCTGTGTCAATATCTGCTGTCGATCTTCTCGCAGCTGCATGATCGCATCACCAATCTCATCAATCTTCTCCTGATCCCGGCCGGCATCCAGCAGCTCTACTTGTTTCTGCTTTATAGCAGCATCGACTTCTGCAATTTGGGCATCCGTCTCTTCTTCCAGGACCGATCGGATGTTTTCACGCAGTTCTGGAAGAATCGATTCTTTTCTGGACCAGGCATCGTTTACTGCGGTAACCACTGCTGCCTGCAGGACTTCTTCTTTAATCGTTCTGGCCGGGCAATCAATGCCGCTGTCTTTCTTCAGGACCCTGCTCACGCAGCGCCAGACCGTCGACTTGCAACCTCGATTGTTCCACTTTATCCGGCGGAAAATATCACCGCAGTGTCCGCAGAACACGATGCTGGACAAAGCGTACCGGGAGCTATAAATCCTTTTCTTTCCATCAGTCAGGATGTTGGCTCGCCGAGCAATCTCCGCCTGCACTCGCAGGAACACATCCTTGTCAATGATCGCCTCATGGCTGCCCTCTACATAGTATTTGGGAGCGATACCGTTGTTGGCCACCCGTTTCTTCTCAAGGGTATTCACCGTATATGTCTTCTGCAGGAGCGCATCACCGATGTACTTCTCATTGGTAAGGATCTGTTTAATATTGCTTTCATGCCACTTCTTGTGGCCGGCTCCGTTTAATATTCCGTCTGCCTCAAGGCCTCGTTTGATTTGTAAAAAGCTCTTTCCATCCATGTACTCAGCATAGATGCGCTGCACAACGGCTGCTTCCTCTGGAACAATAACGAGCTTTCCGTCCTCATCCTTTGTGTACCCCAGGAACCAATTATGGTTGATCTGGACCTTGCCTTGTTGATTACGGAACTGAATGCCCAGGCGTACGTTTGCTGACAATGATTCGGATTCCTGCTGCGCCAGGGCCGCCATGATTGTCATCAGGACTTCTCCCTTGGCGTCCAGAGTATTGATATTCTCCTTCTCGAAGAACACCGCGATATTCATGTCCTTTAGCTCACGCGTGTATTTCAGACAATCTACGGTATTCCGGGAAAAGCGGCTGATGGACTTAGTAAGGATCATATCGATTTTTCCGGCTTTGCAGTCCTCGATCATCCGATTGAATCCCTCACGCTTAGCTGTGTTAGTACCGGAGATACCATCATCGGCATAAATCTCGACCAGTTCCCATTCCGGTTTGCTGTTGATGTAGTTTGTGTAATGCTCGACCTGAACCTCGTAGCTGGATTCCTGCTCTTCATACTCAGTCGAAACACGGCAGTAGGCAGCTACTCTTGTCTTCTGAACCTTAGCTGCTGACTTCTGCGTTCCGATGGTGTGCCTTGCCGGAATCACTGTGATATTCTGCGCTAATGCCATTATCCGCTCACCTCGCTCTTGATCAGACTGTAAGCGTATTCAGCCTGCCTGATCGGGTCCTCATATTTTTTCGGGACCCTGGGTATTGAGAAATCTGTGTAAACCTTTGCCTGTTCGACCTTCTTTTTCCTTCTTCGGTCACGCCCCAAGGCCTTCTCTCTGCGGATGCGTTCCTGCTCGATCTGTCGGGCTGTTTCTTCCGTAAGAATTGCTGGATAGAAACTGTCACCGAGGTACCGTTCATTTTGAATCATTCGCTTTACTTGACAGTGGCTCATGGTTAACCCGACATTGGCTGCGGCTGCAATAAAGGACATTCCGCTTAAGTAGTTCTCACATATTTTCCGAATCTGCGCAGCCTGTTCTTCATTCACTACCGCCTTGCCAGAAACGATCTCGTATCCGTATGGTGTGTGCTGCATATTAAATCCTTTCCCGGAATATTGGCCCGCACTTCATAGCAAAACCAATCTCCGTTCTTCCAAAAATGATGACGTGATCCACATGCTCTGTAAAAAGATCACCATCAAAAGATCTGAGTTTTTTCCCCCTGGCCGTATATTTTAAGAGCTTTGTAAGCGCCTCCTGCTGCTCATAACTCCCACTCATCTGATTGGAAAGCACATCCTTTTCTTCAGTCAGCTGACGTTCCTCTTCAGCCAGGGCATCGTTCTCCTCCGCATACACTGCCGGGTCCAGGAGACCCTTCGTAAAGAACTGCATGATCTGCTGCCGGCGCTCCATACTCTTTTCGAGCAGAGCATCGATTTCATCCAGCCGCTCCAGAGTCCCTGTCCCGCTGCTACCTTTCAGCATTTCCAAATATGGAACCAGGACTTTGCCTCGTGCAAAGGTCAGCTTATTCATCATCGTGACAAAGGCCGCCTTCACCGGTTCCTCTTTGATGGACTTCATGCTGCAGGCATCTTTTTCCTTCACATGTGTGTTACACGCAAAACCAAACAGACTCCCGAGCTTAACTCGCTTCCAGGTCCCGCTGCACTCTCCGCAGATTATTTTTCCGGACATGGCGTATCGGTTCTTGTACTTTTCGGAATCTCTCTGGATACCCTTCTCCAGTCCGTTTGCTTCAATGATGTCGTTGGCGGCATCAAAGGTCTCGTGGCTTACGATCGCCTCATGATGATTCTGCATGTAATACTGGTTCTTCTCTCCACGATTGATATGCCTGTAAAATCGATCATCCGTATAGGTTTTCTGGAAGATGATATCTCCAGTATATTTTTCATTCCGGATCATGTCGGTGATCACATGGCCTTCCCACCGACCTCCACGCTTGGAAGGAACTCTTCGTTGGTTCAGTTCTTTAGCTACTGCTGCCGATGACTTCCCTGAAAGTACTTCTGAAAAGATCCATCGCACAATATTTGCCTGCTCCTCATCAACGATCATTTTGCCATCAACGTTCTTATATCCGTAGGGAGGGTATCCAATCTTAAATGTCCCGTTCATGAATCGTTGCTGGATGCTCCAGGTTTCATTATCCGAAATAGATCTGGATTCGCTTTCTGCCAGGCTTGAAAGAATGGAAAGCAACAGCTCGCCCTCCATCTTCCCGGTATCGATATTCTCCTTTTCGAAGTAGATGTAAATACCGTCCTGGCAGAGCTTCCGAACGATCTCAATGCTGTCGACCGTATTCCTGGAGAAGCGGCTGATGGATTTCACAATGATGTAATCAATCAGGCCCTTGTCGCAATCGTTAAGAAGCTGCAGAAGGCCGTCCCGCTTCGCCAACTTTGTGCCGGTCACCCCTTCGTCGTAATAAAGGCCAGCATACTCCCAGTCAGGTCTTGCCTGGATGTACTTCTCATAATGATTCTTTTGTGTCTCCAGGCTGACCAGCTGCTTATCGGAATCGGTCGATACCCTTGCATACGCTGCGACGCGGAGCTTCTTTTGATTCTTTACTCCGGCTGCCTCAATCTTTGTTATTCGTTTCATCGTCTCACCACCTTTCAGATTCGGGGTAGTGTATTCATGCCTCTGATTGCAAAAACTATCAAGTCATTTATCGCAGTATCTTCGATATAAATGGCGAAAAAGATCTGCGGTTTTTAGCCATGATTTTGTCGAATTCATCCACAGATATCAGTCCCTGATCCAGGAGCTTTCTTGTCATTTGCTCAGCCAGGATATAGTTATATTCGTTCTGCATTTCTTCATTGGTCGGCCTCGGAATGTCGTTATATGAAATCTCGCCGCCAGCAATCTTTGTTACCTGCATAGAAAACACCTCCTACCAGGTAGCCTTGGCGGGAGGTGTAATCTGACGGTTTGAGGGAAAAGATCAATCCTTCATATAGAAATCGCAAACATATCCATCTGCACGAAGGATCAGCCCTTCGGCCCAGGGTGGGACCCTGCCCATCTGTTCACACAGAACTTTAAGACTCATCTTCGGGTCCGCTTCGATGATCAGCTCGTCATGCACGTGTGCCACAATACTACAGTACCGGAGCGTTTTCATTGCATACATCAAAATGTCTCTGGACGTCGCCTGCACAATGTTCTCGACAAACTTCGGGCCGTAGCTTTCGATCCGTTCCCATTTCTTTGTGCTGCCGACGCCTTCATAGGTGACAGACTCTCCACCGAAACGGTTCTCTCCCATGCGCGGCTTCACATAGGAAAGTGTCCGGCCCGAGGGAAGACGGATGAAAAGCATACCACTCTGATAAAAGAACTGCACGCCTTTTACTACCTGCGGCTTCTTTTCCCGGATCACCTTCTTCACAGCGGTATCGACGTCCCACCAAAAGCGGACGATGTTCGGGTTTGACTGCCTCCACGCATTTACCAGCGGCTGAAGTTCTTCTTCGGCCAGTCCCATCTCAAGGGCGCCCATCGCTTTCAGAGCACCAACTGAGCCACCGTAGCCAAGCGCCAATTCCGCAATTTTGCCTTTCTGCCTGAGATGGCCATTCACACCATGTTTCTCAACCGGCACCTTAAACATCTGGCTAGCCGAAGCACAATAGATATCACCGCCGTCTACAAATACCTTTGTTCGCCACTCCTCACCGGCAAACCAAGCGATGACCCTGGCTTCAATTGCTGAGAAGTCTGCCACATAAAACTTCAGGCCTTCCGCCGGTATAAACGCAGTCCGAATCAGCTGCGATAAGGTGTCCGGAATGTCATCGTACAGAAGGTCCAATGCTTCAATATTGCCATCCTTCACCAGGGCCCTCGCCGCTGCAAGATCACTCATGTGATTCTGCGGCAAGTTTTGTAACTGCACGAGCCTTCCGGCAAACCGACCAGTCCTATTAGCACCGTAAAATTGAAACATGCCCCTACACCTATCATCTAAGCAGGCAGCGTTCTCCATCGCCTGATACTTTTTTACAGAAGACTTCGCTAGCTGCTGACGGAGCGACAGCGCTTCAGACACATCACCTTCAGTCTCATCAATCAGGGTAGCAACAACCTTTTTACCAAGCGTCTCCGTTTCCAGACCGTTATCAGATAACCACGTTTTCATCTGCACTACGCTGTTCGGATTATCCAGGTCCGTTAGTTTCTTCATTGCTTCTGTCAGCCTGTCTCGCGAAATCTCATCGATCGCAAGTGCCAGCTTCACAAACGGCATGTCCACGCGGATACCGCGATCATTGATCTCCTGATCGAGATGGTATTCATCCCAGACTGCATCCGGAACCGAGAACTTCATAAGGCGCTGCTGGATCTGCATTTCCGTTTCCACATCGCGGATGTTGTAGGCTTTGTACCTGGCCCACTTCTCCGGATCATGCTGCGGAAGGTTACGGGTCCTTCCACCGTTTGATTTTGTCGGATTACAGGGAACCGAAAAGTATCGGATCAAGTCTTTTCCTTCCGTCAACTTCTGCTTCTCAAGTCCCAGGACGGCACCGACGCCTTCCAGTGAAAGCGGCAATCCCATATAGGCTGACCACACCATCGCGCACTTCCAGGCTTCCGGATTCAGATACCTTGCGCACGCTGTTGAAAGTGGATGCTGGTCATGAAAAGGGTCCAGGCTCACACCCAGATCAGACAGGTAACGTGACAGGCAGACACGTTCAAACTGTGCGTTGAAAGCCCATTTCGTTACCTGATCGTCTGTCAGCGCGTCAAGAATCTCAGCTGGTAGCTCCTCACCGCAGGCGAGATCCACCGTTGTCACCTCGCCACCATCAACGCTATACCCAAAGAGCAGGATCTCGAAGTCAGGACTTTCCGCATATTTGTACACACCGCACTTTTGCAGACTGACGGAGGAATATGTCTCTATGTCTATTTCCAAATTCTTCATAAGCTCCTCCAAATGAAAAATGAGGCGGCAGAGGGAATTAATCCATGCCGCCTCGGTGTCATTATTTCAGATATTCCTTCATACGCAGTTCGTGATACTCGATATCACGCTTTGCGCTCTCTTCCTCGCGCTTCTCTCGTTTACGGTTGTTGATAAATTCCTGAACTGCCACAAGAATCCATGACAGTACCAACAGAGAGAAAGAGCCGATCAAAATGTTCACCAGCAGCTCAGTGACTGCGCTTACTGTAGTAGCTTCCATCATCGCACCTCCTTAAGCCAGGAATTCTTCATCGTCCAGAGTAGCAAAGTCATCTGCAGCGTTTGTTCTGCCGCCGAGAGGCTCACCATCACGAACCTTCTGGATATTTCCCAGCCCGCAGGCGATGCCCTTGTTACCGTTTGAATTAAAGGCGTAGAAGTTCAGAGAGACACGGGCATAGCAGCCGGAGTATACCTCGCCTCGATCCAGAATCGGTTTGACCGCCCTATCCACGATCTGCGGCGCCGTGGTGGAATTGGCATTGATGAACCAGTGGCCTTTATAGGCTTCATCGTCGCGCTCCACATCGCCGTCACGGAGTGGAAGCTTGATCATAGTCTTGTTCGGTTTCTTTCCACCGAACTTGGCGATGCCTTCCTCAATGGCAGCATCGATCGCTGCGTTCACTGCATTCACTGTCGCAGTATCATCCTTCGGAATCAAGACTGACACGGAGTACTTCTCCGCACCACCATTGATGGACACGGGCTCCCAGCCATGGAAGTAAGACAGTCTCGTATTGATACCAGTGATAACCTTCGTCTTAGAATTGTTGTTAGCCATTTTATAAATCCTCCTTGATTTCGTTAAATTCATTTTTCGCATTGGCTACATTTATTGCCGGTCGCTTATCCGACATCGGAACCAGCGTCGGCTTACCCGGCGGTTTGTAGATGAGGCTGCCGAGTATCTTTTCAAATCTCTCTTTGCCCATGAGCTTCTGCATCTCAGTGAGCGTAATGAGGCTCTTGCGGTAGATGTCCTTGTAACCGGCTTCTATTGCCGCTTCTGCGACTTTCCCTTCGTCCCGGTACTTACGGACAGATCTCCCTTCAACAACTTTGAATCCGCTCCACTCCTTGCCGTGGCTTACGGCAGCATCGGTTGCATAGGCAGTGATCTCATTGGCCCACTTCGTGAGGTCCGGCAGGATCGTCAGAATCTCTTCGATCTCTGCGTCTGTCAGAAGAGGCGGCATCTTGAACTCCATCTGCGCGAGCCTGAGCTTTTCTTCTGCCCTGGCCCTGCACCTAACCGCTGCCCGGCAGAAGGTGCACCACTCACCAGGGATGTACTCGCCTTCGCCGTTATAGGCCATCAGCGCTTTCGGCTTCAGCTCATTCTCCGCCCAGGCTTTCAGCTCTTCTACCGGAATCGTCCAGGTGCTTACGTTCTCCCTTCGCGGCTGGAAGATGGTCATGGAAACTTCCTTGATGTCATACAGAGCATCATAAAGCTCGAGCGCTCCCAATGCGTACAGCTTCATCTGTGGGTTATTCTCCGCTTCTACCAGGACACCCAGCCCGTACTTAAAGTCCACGATATGGAGCTTGTCGTCCGAAATGATGATGCAGTCCCCAGTACCAAAGCCATCCGGCACATAACAGGAGAAGTCAAGATGCTGTTCGATCAAAACGATCGGATCCTTACAGACCTGCTTTGCCGCTTCGTACTGCTCCATCACGAAGTCAACATAGGCATCCGAGCATTCTTCCATTTCATCAGAGTCGTAATCTGATACTGGACGCTTACTCCTCATACGAAGAGCTTTCTTCAGCTTGTGCTCACAAAGGGCATGTGCTGCAGTTCCTTCTCTTGCTGCCTCAGACTCGGAATCGGCAAACTCAAGTTCCAGTCTGGCTGACGGAGTGCAGTTCAGCCACCGGTGCGATCCCGAGGGGGACAGGATAGAATGTTTTCCCAT